GCTCCGTCAACAACCGCTCATTTGCCGATGCTTCATTAATGGTGTTTACCGTTCCGATTTGGGCGTGACCGCCTGCAATTGCAACGTTGTGCGCATCATCCGCAGGAGCATCAAAGAAGCAGGCAGGACTTACACCAATTGCACGTGCAACGGCTTCAATGTTGCTAATTCGTGCATCCACTCCGCACAATATGTTATCCAACGTTTGGCGCGAGATGCCGGCTTTGATACAAATGTCTTTCTTCCCCATTCTTGATGCTCGAATTGCTTTGTCAATATTATTGAGATTCATAATGTTATAGCTTTCAACACATTAACTTTATTTAACGTTATCAATCGTAATTACTTGTTTGTTTATTTGGACACGTGTACAAAATGTTGTACATTTGCATAACTAAGTTAGTAAAAATATTTGACAATGGAAAAAGCGGATACAACAAAACGAGCTTGCAACATAAGACCGGGCTCCAACAGGCAGAAATTCATCAACCTCGAAGTTGGTGAAGTTTTAACATTACCCAAAGAAGCTACAAACATCTTCTCAACTCGCTCGGTTTGCACTACACTCGCCTACCAATACGATAGGAAGTACAGCGTTAACATCGACATTATCAACAAAACAATCAACGTCACACGCTTAAAATAGCAATGGCCAACACAACACTCATATCGCAAGACACGCCAATTTGTATGTTGACAATAGGTCAACTCGATGAATGGCTATCGCAGTGGTTCGCCAATAAGCAAGAGCAACAGCAACCACAGCCAAAAAGGCGTATGCTTTCGAGCTTCTCGCAGTTAGCAATTGAGCTCAACTGTTCGCTGTCGAAAGTGTACAAGATGAACCGTGCAGGTATCTTCGGTGATGCTATTGCGCGTTGCGGTAATGTCGTTGCAATAGACCTCGACCGCGTATATGAGTGCATGGCGGAGAATTCACGCCCTCGCGCATGTTCGCGAACATGGAAATGATAACACAACTATTTAACAACCATACAATGAAAACTATCGAATCTATCTCCAAAATCGCCACACTGACGGTGCTTGCGTTAACAGCACTTTGGGCGTTGTTATACAACGATTGTGGCTTTGCACTTTGGTGTACAACAAAAGTTGTAGCAATAGCATTATTCTACGCATTCACGCAACTGTTCCACGCATGGCGTGATGATAAGTTGATTAAGTTTTACCTCGATAAATGCTTCAGCAATGTGGAATTTTGATAAAGAGCTTTACTTCCGCCTTGATGAACACGACAGACGCATCTACAAGAGCGCAGTTCAATGCACCTACCCTAATTGGGAGACGTTGCAAGATATGCAGTATCAGGCACACGATGAGGACTTGCGACAAATCTTGAAAAACATGTCGCATCATTATTATCACGTTGCAGAAGATTAAAACGAATAACCCTCGCCGCGAGTTAAAAGCGGCACAACACAGTGGCACAGTGGGACGCACACGCACAGAGACACAGCGCAATTAACGACTTCCACAACCACTCAAAAGAAACAACCGTAGAACATTGACATTGTGGAGTTTCCGCGTAGGCTGCGTGAAGTTCTCACGCCAAATACGAACCCTATGCGGTGAGGCTTGCTTCGGTTCCAAGAGCAGAAAGAAGATAACGTGCATCGCGCGAAAAAATAAGATGATGAGGTTGGGAGCGACACCAAGAGCAGCAACGCTCACCCTATGGAAGAACGTGCGCCACGCCACAGCTTGAAAAAGACGCGCACAACTAATACCCTCACAAATATTGCACATCACGATAATCCGATGCTTATTGGTTTATTTTACGCATATTTGCACCCACCTGCGGCGGGCATCCGTGTTAAGAGCTTTGCGGCTCTCGCAGGTGCAACAACATCCATACCCATCCATACACATTGACCTATTCATTTTATTAGTAATGGTTGAAGGACGTTGTGAAACGTTTGCCAATATTCGTGCGCCGCTACAGGCACGGCGCACATCTCGTCAGGCTGGTTGCCAACATTGACACAGTGCAAAGTTCCGCAGGTTCAATTCCGGCGGTGACGGCCAAGAAAAGGCTAAACCGTGAGGTTACCATCGGCAAGAGTGCCGTAAAACACTATTATCTCATAATGTTATAATCAATCATTACTCATTACACTTATTGTTTGCTATGGATTAAAGCGGAGCTAACGACACAGTTGCACATTACGGCTGTTCAATAGCTCCGCTTTTTCACACGCCCCTACACAGTATTTTCATTTTTTCAAATCATATATTTTTTTAATCTTAAATTTTCAGCAATGAGCTTAATTAAAAAACCCAGTGAGCTGACGGTAAAGCAGACGCTCACGGCGCTAATTTATGCGCAGCCAGGAAGTGGCAAATCTACACTCGCTTGCAGTGCGCCACATCCCGTAATGTTTGACTTCGATAACGGCGTTGGACGCATCAACGGTGCGCACCAAGTGCCAACGGTGCAAGTGTCATCGTGGGAAGAAGTAACACAAGCATTGGACGAGATTAAAGCATCGCCCGAATATGAGACTATCATCATCGACACCGTTGGCAAGATGATGACGTACATGGAAGATTACATCAAGCGTTGCGACCCCAAGAAGAAGAAACAGGACGGTTCGCTGAATCTGCAAGGCTTCGGGGCGCGCAAACAGATGTTTATCCAATTCATCAAGGACGTAACAATTACAGGCCGCAACATCATTTTTGTTGCACATGAAATTGAAGTCAAGAAAGGTGATGAAACAATTATTCGCCCCGAAGTTGGTGGTAGCAGTGCTAACGACCTTATCAAGGAGCTTGATTTGGTTGGTTACATGGAAATGTACGGTGAAAAGCGCATGATAAGTTTTTCACCGCGCGACCGCTTCTACGCAAAAAACAGTTGCAACTTGAAACCACTTTACGAAATCCCCAATCTGTTAGATGAGAACGGCAATATCATCGCCGAGAACACGTTCATGACGGACATCGTAAAACTATATCACCAACAGTTGGAGCGCAACAAGGAGCAAACGGCAGAATATGAAGAATTGGTTGCCGTTATCAAGGGCAATGTTGCAGAGATTCAGAACGCTGCCGATGCCAATAACTTTGTTGAGTGGGTAAAAGGATTGAAACACGTTTACAACTCCAAGGTTGTAGCGCAGAATGAGATAAAGCGCAAAGCACAGGAGTTGAAATTATCGCTCAACAAGTCAACAAAAAAGTATAGCGATGCAATCGCCTAAGTACCGCATTTATCCCTCGTTATTGGACAAGTTCCAAGACCTCCTCGACTATGAACTAATAGCCGAGGAGGATTGGAATTTAGTTTCAGAGGCAGCGCACAAACGCGGTGAATATCTCGACAAGGATGTTGGCGATTACAAGTTAACGCCGGACGAGATGTTTGACAAGATTGAGCAGGAACTCATCGATGCAATTAACCGCGTTGAGCGGCCACCATCGGAAGCCGCCGACCGTGGCACAGTATTAAACGAGATTATTGATTGCTTGATTGAGCACCGCACAAGCAACAACGACAAAATTCAAATCAAGTCGTTGCGTGATGAAGAGAATCGTTGCTACGCGATAGAGGCTCAGATTGATGACTTCCAATTCGTGTTCGACTACGCACTTTGTAAAGAACTTCGCCAACAGTTTGACGGTGCAGTGCCGCAATGCTTCACGTCAGCGATATTGCCAACGCGCTTCGGCGATGTTGAGCTATATGGCTTCATCGATTATTGGTTGCGAGACACAATAATCGACCTCAAGACCACATCAGCATACACATTCGGCAAATACGGACGCAAATGGCAACGGTGGGTGTACCCTTACACTGCCGTTGAATCAGGCGCGGTAAGCGATATAAAGATGTTCACGTATTTGCCCGTTGTGCTTACAAAGAGCATCCCGATAAAAGGCACAATATATCGCGAAGACTACAACTACAACCATGACGAGGCAACATTTGAGCTTCGCTACATGGTAGAGGGATTCATCCGTTGGCTCGAAAGCCAACGTGAGAAGATTACAGATAAGAAAATCTTTAATGCAGAAGAAAAGAAATGAGCAATACCGAAATAGGTGTAATCATAGCAATTACGCCGACACAGGAGATACCCAAAAAAGACGGTGGAACGTTCAAAAAGCGCGACCTCGTGTTACAAGTTACACGGCGCGGACGTGAACGAGATTTTATAACTACACCTAAATTTGAGTTCATGGGCGAGCGTTGTACAGAGCTTGACGCATGGCAAGTTGGGCAGCAGGTAAAAGTAACATTCGAGCTTGAGGGGCGCGAGTACAATGGGCAATATTACAACACAGTACGCGCGTTCCGTGTTGAAGCCGTTGCGCAGCCAACTGTTGTAAATCCGGCACCACAGCCGACAGCCACACCGCTGCCACCCATCAACTACATAACGCCGCCCGTAGCACAAACGCCACCGCCGCCAAAAACGGACGATTTGCCGTTTTAAACAGTGCGCAGCATGAAACAAATATCTAATAATGATTATCGGGTGTTGACTTCGAAGTTACCGTTAATATTGGCGGCATTGGAGACATCGCCCGATAATCTAAAACTGTTAAATGCTGCAAGGCAGCTGAAACAGTTTTGCTTAAAACACCCCGAAAAACAATGGAAGAAGATAGTGAAAAACAGTGTGCAATAAAGGAGTCATTCCTCATTTACACGTCATTTTACAAGCCAATCAAGAATTTATCCGATGAGCAACTCGGCAAGTTGTTGCGCGCCATATTCCGTTACAATCTCGGAGAAGAAGTGGAAATAGACGATGACATATACATGGCATTTGAATTTTTCCGCAATCAAATGGAGCGTGATGAAAGCAAGTATCAACGGCGAATGGGCGCAGGCGAAAAGCGCAGAGGCAACCCGAATTTCCGCAAAGGAAAGGCAAATCCTTACTACGGAGCGGAGCAAAATGAGGCTTCCACGCGAGATAATTCAGACATAATTCAAGATAATTCAGAGATAATTCAGGATAATTCGGGAATTATCTCCGAAAATCGCGAAATTAAAGAGAATTTAACGCATCAAAAGGAAAATTCACAAGCGCAAACAAATGTAAAAACCGCGTCAGAGATAATTGTAGATAATTCGGAGATAATTCAAGATAATTCTATATATATAAATGATAATGATAATGAAAATGATAATGTAAATGATAATGATAAATATTATACACACACTCTCTCACAAAACGCGCGAAAAATTTTTTCGGGGTTGCCGGAAGTTAGGAGCGTTGACACGCTCGTTGCCGAGCTAAAAACTTCGCCGATGTGGAAAGAAACCGTGATGATGCGGCGCGCTATGTCCGCCGAGCAAGTTGACGCGGCATTGGACGACTTTGCGCTCTACTGCCGCGAACAAGGCAAGGACAGCAACACGCTATCGGACGCAAAATCGCATTTCAGCAATTGGCTAACATCAAGACAAAACCATGGAACTCAAGACTTTAAACCCGACAGTAAAATTCGACGTCGAGGCACTGACGCAGGAAGCTCTAAGCCGAAGAATTATCAAACCACGTTTTAGGCTGCCGATGACCGCGGAGCAAGCAACGGACTTGCTAACAGCGTTCTACCTTGCCGAAGTGCAGTTTCGACACTGCAAGTTTGTTCGCGACAAGTACAACGAGGGGGTGATTCGACAACTTGCCGCAGCATTAACGCAGCAAGAGCCAAAGTTTGGCGTAATGCTTTGCGGCAAAGTTGGTAACGGTAAAACAACGCTCATCTACGCTCTTCGCGCCGTGGTGTACTACTGCCGCGATGTGGGCTGGATTGGCCCGGACTACGCCGAGCGATTCAGCATCGAGGAGGCAAAGGACGTTGTACGCTACGCAAAGCGATGCGATGACCGCTACGAGAAAATCCGCAAGCAGCCGATGTTGGCAATTGACGAGCTGGGCAGAGAACCGCTCGAAGTGCTGGATTACGGCAACGTGCTCAACCCGATACTTGACGTGTTGGAATATCGCTACAACCAACAACTGCCAACGTTCTTGACAACGAACCTTGACGCAAGGGAAATCCGCGAGAAGTATGGCGACCGCATTGCAGACCGATTCAACGAGATGCTGCACGTGATAATCTTCGAGCGGCAGTCCTATCGCAAATAACACCGTCAGAGCATCAGAAATACGCCAAATTTCGCTCTAACGGCTAAAGATGATAAACTTGTTGTCTGACGCAAAGAAACGCGACAGACGCAAAATAAACAACGTTTCACGAAATGGAAGAAAATGGACAAACACTACCGCAACAGCCGCGGCCGATAAGCGCAACAAAGCAGCTATTCGGCTTCGACTACACACCGCAGGAGTCGCGCCGCATGAGGCTAACCATGCAAGCAGCAAATGCAAGAATGAACAGAAATCAAAACCCCAAAAAAAAGTAAAAAAATGACGAACAAGACAGAAGTACCAACGCAGTTGCAGCTAACAACAGAAATGATGCAGCAGAGAGTTAACGATACGGAACGCTCCTACAAAGAGTGCAAACGATGTCACAAAGTGTTGCCTTTTAGTGCGTTTGGGCCGCACAGTAAATCAGTGGACGGGCTGCAATCTTACTGCCGTCATTGTTGTCACGATTATGCCGTAGACAAGCGCGACAAGCAAGGGTTGCAACGCCTAAGAACGGAAGATATAATCCAAGAGCTACGCCGCCGAGGCGTTGATGGTGAAATCTACTTACCACGCCAAAGCGTGAAGCTCTAAAACAATAGAACGCAAAACATGGAAAACGTAACATTACAGCAGATTATCGATGCCGTAGCAACGGCATTGGAACGCCCGGCGGAAGAAGTCAGAGGACGTGACCGCAGCGAGGGTTATGTTCTCGCTCGTTACGTTTTCTTTGCTCTTGCCGAGGAACACAACTGCGGTGGGCGCGTAGCAATACGCTTCATCCACAGAAGCATCCCGATGGTGTATTGGTATCGCAAACAAGTTAGTTATTGCAAGCAGTACAATCACCAATACAAGTTCATTTATCAGCGAGCGAAAAATGAATTGGAAAGACTTAAAAGCGCAGGACTTGACAGCAGATGCAGTATTCGTGATTCGCGATAAGGGAAGCAATGATAATGCTTTTATTGCGCATTATGAAGCCGCAACAGAACGCTTTTACGGGCTGTTTGGGCGGCGAGAACGAACAGCGTTCCTGCGCACCTACGCTCAAGCACAAGCATTGAAAATATAGTTAGACATTTTTTGAGTACTAATTTCGATTGCATTTGTAACAGAAAACTGTAACGTTGTGAAACGTTGCAGTTTTACAAACACAGGGGAGATGCGCCGAGAGCGGATATTCGGCAAATAATTTGGTTATTAATAGTTTGTTTTTGGAGAGGAATTAAGAGTTGTTTTGATGGTTATAGCAGGTTCGACTCCTGCCTCCCCTACTATGTATATCTCTTGATAAGTGTTCATTTTATTGTTCACTCCTTTCATACTTTGTGAGTAAGGCCAATCCGTGAGGACGCCTTTCCCAAGAGTGGGATAAAATCGCGTAACATACACGCTTAATTGAGAATTGCATTTTTCATTGTATTTAAAAAAAATACAAGCAATATGATTCTTTTCAGTTGCCGCGCTTGTTGCGAAGCAAGTCGGCAGCGCAATGGGCGGTTTGCCACGGTTGGCACGGCAAAGTCAAATGAGCGCACGGTCTATTTCCACATCTCACGTGTGCCGTTGTTGATATTGCCTGACATGGGTTCAACTCCCATACCGCTCGCAATTATTTCTACTAAAATTAAAAAAAACATGGAACTAAAAGAAAAACAAGTAATCGTAAGAGGTGACCGCAGTGGCGTGTTCTTCGGTGTATTAAGCGAGAGAAACGGCAAAGAAGTTGAATTGAAACAGTGCCGCCGACTGTGGTATTGGTCGGGAGCTGCGAGTTTGTCGCAACTCGCTTTGGAGGGCGTGAAGAATCCCGAAAATTGCAAATTCACCGTCACTCTGGATTCACTCGTAATCCTTGATGCGATTGAAATTATCCCATGCACACAGCAAGCCATCGAATCCATTAACAGCGTGAGAATATGGAAGCATTAACAGAACAAGTTCGTAAATTCCTATCCATAAGCTCTGGCGATGGCGATGGCTCTGGCTATGGCGATGGCTCTGGCGATGGCTATGGCTATGGCGATGGCGATGGCTATGGCTCTGGCTCTGGCTATGGCTCTGGCTATGGCTCTGGCGATGGCTATGGCTATGGCTCTGGCTATGGCTCTGGCTATGGCTCTGGCGATGGCTATGGCGATGGCTATGGCGATGGCGATGGCTCTGGCTATGGCTATGGCTCTGGCGTTAAAAACATCAATGGGCATCCAATATACAGCATAGACGGTGTGCAGACGATTATAACACACATCAAAGGGGATGTCGCGCAAGGCTTTGTATTCGGCAGAGATTTAACGCTAAAACCGTGTTGGATAGCCAAGGAGGGTGATTACTTCGCCCACGGCGATACATTACATGAGGCGCGTAGGGATGCGCTTGACAAGGCGTTCCAAGACAAGCCCGTTGAAGAACGCATCGAAGCGTTCAAGCAAGCCTACCCCGACTTTGACAAGCCAATTGCAGCGACAGAATTGTTTGAGTGGCATCACAAGCTGACGGGCAGTTGTGAGATGGGGCGCAGGCAATTCTGTGCCGCACACGAAATAGACATCGAAAAAGACAGCTTCACCGTCAACCAATTCGTGGAGTTAACACGAAATGACTATGGCGGTGAGGTGGTTATAAGGTTGTTATATTAATTGTTTGTTGGCCGCCTCTTTGGCAGTGCAGATTCACAAAGGGGCGGCTTTTTAGAAGCCAATCATTTAAAAAAATCATACCAATGACAATCAAAGACTTAATCGAAGAATTAAAGGAGCTTCCACAGGAGAACAGCGTTAACTTCGCGCTGGATGGCGAAGCAGGTGGATGCCACCTTAGCGAGATAGCAATATCACAACACACTGTGTGCTTCGGCATGGAAACCGACAAATCCACCAAGCCCACGGTTGAAATGTGGGTGGCGCGAGATGATGACGATGACACGTTATACGCCTTTCAATCGCGCCCAATTAACGAGCAAGGTGTGTGGGCTGTGCCTACACATGACGACTTGACAGCGCTTCCCGAGGGTATGCTTCCGCAAGTTGACTACAACCATTCACCACGTAGAATCAAAATAACGTTAGAAGATGATTAAGGTGATAATGACGTTCATGACGGCTATCGGCTTTTTGGTTAGCGCAGCAGGTGTGGTGGTGCTAATTGTAGGGCTTGTTGATGTTGTTAACGACTGGCTGAAAGTGTGGCGAAACGGAATACGCTATTGCAAGATGTTCCGAAACTACACAGCTAACAGTTCGATGATTGCTTGTTATGAAGCAGCAAACTTCCTACGCCGTTGGTTGGAGAATCACAACACAATGTGCAACGAGCAATTTACACTCGCGGAGCTTTGCGCCTACTTCGGTGACAGAATCCCCAAACGTAACAAACGCAAAAGTGATAAAAGAAAATGAGACCGTTGAAATTCCGTTGTAAGCAGTACAACATAAGCGGTTGGGTGATGATGCGCTTGCAACCGCGCGAAATGACCGACCCCGAATCATTCTGCCAATTCACTAACTTGCTTGACAGCGATGGCAAAGAACTGTATGAGGGCGATGTGATTGAGAGCGATAGAGGCCAACGACATGAGATAAGATACAGCACCGAGCAAGCAGCGTTCATAGCGCACAACTTGCAGAACCACGGCGAGTGCTTAATTGACCAAAAGTGGATTAACAGATACCACCGCCGCATAATAGGTAACATTTTTGATAACCCCGAATTAACAGACCAATGGAAGCAAAACAACTAACAGCAATACTCGACCAACTGCCGCAGGATGCGGAAATTAGTGTTGAGTTTGACAATGAGAAGAATGGCGATGCAACATGGGTAACGGAAGTTAGCGACTTCCGTATCGTTGCAAAAATGAAAATTGGTGCGGAAGTTAACTTCCCGACCAAAAAACCGCATTTATGGGTGGGCAGAGATAGTAATGGACTATTGTTTCTCTATCCCAACAAGCCGCAAAAAGGCAACGGCTTTTTCAATTCGAGGTCAAATATTGAGATTGACGCAGAGCTGTTCCCCGAAGTAACGTTTGAGAACAGCCCACAGAAAGTTGAACTTAGATTGATTGAGCGATGAGATTCAGGCTAACAGCATCCTCGGATGAATTATTAGAGCGACACTTTTCAATGCTATTGCATAACGGCTTCAAGATGTTTTCTGATGGTAATGTAACGCTAACAATCGAGATTGAATCATTGGAACAGCTAATAAGGCTGCAAAGCACAGTAGGCCACGGCCTAATCTTGTTTAATAGGCGAGATAATATGCTTCCAACAATAGAAATCTATGACGATTACAGAGAATGATATGGAAACAATTGGAAGATTATTCTGTCTATCGGTTGCAGGGATTGTAGTTGCAATCCTGCTATCAATTTTCTTAATCGTTTCAACTTCCGTTGTCGAACGATTGTACGTGTTCTTCAAGACAAAAGAATACGCGGGAAACAAGCTCCCATTGTGGGAGAAAGCAACGTTAGAAAAAGGTCGTTGCACCGACTTAATGACAATGTTGTGCGCTGCCGATAGTTTATTGATAAGGACTAAAAATCTTAACGGAATTTACACAAATCCACGCTGTGGCGAGTTGCGTTGGGATGGTTATTGGTGGAAACTTTGGACACCTGACAATATGCGTGTCGGAAAGTTCGCCCCCCGGAGATGAGATAGAGTTTATTGTTGTTGACAAATTCATATCTAAGAAGCAATGAAAGAATTTAGGCTACAACGGCGTAAGAACTTCACGCTGGATAAAATCGCTAGCACAAAGCATTTGTA